AAACACTACAGAGGTTCCTACGTTTTTAGATAAATTAGTAGGCATAGCAGGCGATTTAAAAGGCAAATTTGATGTATTAATACGATCTAATGTAGTGTTAGCAAAGCGGTTAGAAGGAAACAAATTACAAGAGCGTGAAAATCGTGACGAATTACTTGATGCTCTTAGAGGTTTAAAACCAGATAAAACACGTTCAGCACCAGCTAAAAATTCTAAGATTGAAATCCCCGGTGGAATATTTGGAAAATTAGCTGGTTTATTTGCAGCGGGAGGACCATTTGCGGGTGGATTATTGAAGGGGTTGGGTAATATATTTGCTACATTAGGTACAAAAATTCTTCCAGCTGGTTTATTGAATATGCTAAGTAAAATGCCAAAAATATTTTCTATTTTTGGTAAACTTACTAAATTGGCTGGCCCAATTGGACTTGCAATAACTGTGGTTACTGGACTTATTGGTGCTATTATGGGTGCAATTAAAGGATATAAAGAAGATGGAGTTATGGGCGCAATTGAAGAAGGATTAATTGGTCTTTTTAATAGTGTTTTTGCTTCGACGATACAAGTACTTGCTGATATAGGAGGTTGGATTTTAAAACTTTTTGGTCTTGAAAAACTTGGAACACTCCTTGGACCAACTGTAAAACAAGTCATTGACCAAGTTATAGATAATTTTAGAAGTTTATTTACTATTTTTGATGCTATTCTTTCATTAGATGCTAATAAATTAACTGATGAATTGGGAAAATATTTTACAAACAGTTGGGAAAATATTGTCAAACCTTTAGGAAATCTTCTTCTTACTGGAATAATGGAAATATTTCCTCTTATTATAAATGGTTTTAAATTTTTATTGTTTGATCTTCCAGTATTTATTAGTAAACTTGGTTATAAAATTATAGAATATTTGATTACTGAAGGACCAGGTATCATTAAACAAATTAGTGTGTTTATTTTTGATGTGATCAAAAATCTTTTTACAGAAGTATTTCCAAATTTATTTAGAACTATTTTTGCTGATGTTGAAAATTTATTCTCTTCTGCTGGTGGCGCAATAGGAGATATAGCAGGTGACATGGGAAATGCAATAAATGAACTTTACAAATCAAGTATACGAGCAATATTGCCAGATCCGAAAGAAGATCTATCAAAGGCAAATCCGAAGTATTGGGTACGCAAGGCAATACCACCAAAAATTTACGAGTATGCATACAGTAGTTCTCCAAAAGAAAAAGAGTCATCATCATCTGAAAAATTAGCAACTGCTACATCATCATCATCATCTGAAAAATTAGCAACTGCTACATCATCGTCATCTGAGAAAATATTAAAGGCTACATCTACAAATAATTTTACCGAACTGTCTAAAACTGAAAAGGCAATGGCTGCAGGTTATGGTTCATGGGATGAGTATGCTGCTTCAGACTTTAAGTGGAAAGCAAACATCAAAGCAACACCATTAACAACTGGCAACACCCTAGCGACTGCCGGCAACGTTGCAAATATAGCACCAACGATAGTTGTCAATAACAATAATGGCGGCAACACTAATAATATTAGTAGCAGCAATGTAAATAATAATATGCCACAAATGATGCCAATACTAACTGGCAGTGCAATGGGTTATTAATCTGCAGTTCGATAATATACAATATTGTCAAACTCTTCAGGAGTTTTTACTCCTGGAAAACTATGCATAATTTCGCCACGTATATTATAGCATATTGTGTGCGGTATGCCATCTATTTTATATTCAAATATAAGCGGTATATTTTCTTCCTTGTCAATATCAATTATTTGCAAACTTGTAGGAGTGCGTTCACAATAGTCACGTAGTGTTTTTAGATGACGTAAACAATCAGTACAATTTAAGTATGTAAATACCTTTATTAGAAAGATCATATTTAGTAGTATATATACAAACAGGGGGTAGAATAGATCTACCCCCTGTTTTTTTCTAATCTTTAAACATTAACCACCTTGAGCAAGCTTTGCAAAGTAGCTAAGCGACTCATCATCGTCATCGTCATCAGTGCTTGACGCAGCAAATGTTGATTCTGAACTATTATAACTTTGTACTGGTTCAACTGACTTACCGACTGATGCGGCAGCGACATTCACGCTTTCTGGTTCAGTGGAAGAACCGGCAAGTGCCTCTGCTCCAAGTACTTCAACAAGCTTGCGCTTAAGATCTGCATACGACTTATAGTTTGCAGGATCAATAAAGTCCTTTAATGAGTACAACGAATTGTAAATCTTCTCAAGCTTAGCTTCGTCTCCGCTGAAAAGTTCAGAGGCTCCTTCAAATTCAGACTTATCATAGTTACGATAGCCTTCAAAGTTGCGAATTTTCAACTTGAAGTTTGCACCTGCCCAAAAATCAAATGGGTTGATTGGAGTCTCATCTTGAAACTGTGGTTGCATAATATCCATAATCTTGTCAAAGATTTTCTTGCCATATTTGTACAAGAAAACTTTACCTTCATTGTCTGGATTTGCTGGGTCACTAAGCACAAGAATATTAGAGACGTAATGCAAACGACGCTTACGCTCGCGAGCAATCTCTTTGTCTTTTTCATTGCCGCTGTTCCAAAGCACGCTATTGATCTCACTTACCGGGTCAGGTTGACCAATACTGGTAAGTGAATTTTCAATGTACCAACGACCAGTTGGTCCCTTAAAACCATGATCCCAAAAGCGAACCCATGGCAGATCTTCACCTTCAAGAGCTGGTAAAAAGCGAATCACGGCATAACCGTTTCCAGCTTTATCAACTACTGGGCTCCAAATACGATCGTCTCCGTATGAAGCTTTTGGTGTACTCAATTTTTCTGCAGCTTCAACAAGTTTATTGATGCTTGCTGCCCGATTTTGTTTTAGTTTATCAAATGACATATGTTTATTTGTATTGCAGTGTATTGTTATTGTGTGATGTTATATAACCACTTGGCTATTATAACATATTTCAAGGCTTTGTAAATGTTTTTATTACAATTTCTTGAAAAGCTTTTTGTTGTAATGGTAAGTTACGAATAAATGGCTTGTAGTTATTTATCTTTAGAGTCATGGCGGCGTAAAGCCCCATCGGGTCAGACACTCCTGCACCGATACGACATGAATAGTTGCATAAGACATCAAGTATGCATAGCGTCTCTACAGAGACTCGACCACTCGCCGCAAAATCATAGAGTGGTATTTGCGAGCCGCGCGGTCGTAACAGTTCATCAAAGTTGTCAGTAATCGACTTGCATGCAGTGAGCTCTTCTTTAAAGCTGTATTGTAATCGCTGTATTTTAGAAGTCCAAAGTGTATAGGCCTCTTCAGACATATTTCCAATCCATTCATTTCCGGAGAGCAGATTGGCTAAAAAATATTCAATTACTGTTTTCTTTTTAACATAACGACGAGCCAATTTTTCAAAAAAATACCGATCACGACGAGACTGAAATGTACTCTCCTTTAAACGTGGTCCCTTAAAGTTAAATTTAAATGCATCATAGTTGCCTTCACTAAAATGCAATTTCATGGCCATATAAATTGACCACGTCTCAAAACCAGAGACTCGTACGTCTTGAACTGTCATGCAAATAGTGATGCGCTCCTAGGCAATAAGTTATTGCGCTGTGCCTCAGCTTCAAGTTTTTCTTTTAGACTGCCGACAACAAGTTTTGAAATGTCGTCAGGATCTATTGTATGGTCATCGCAATAGTCAATGATTGCTTCAAGATATCCTATAGATTTGAGACGAACCCGGCGCTCAATTTCAAGAGCAAACTCCTGTTTTGTTAAAATTTTTATTGGTAATTCTTCAGACATATTATATTTTGTGTTCAACTACTTTTAAGATTATTGTTTGTTCATTTATACGGCCATTTGCTGGTTTTTTCTTAACTGTTAAGTTTACAAACAATTTGTCAAGTTGTTTTGGTGTAGAACTTAAAATGTTATTTAGAGTCTCTTTGGGTTTACGAAGAGTTGCAATAAAGCTGCTTGACGTGTCATAGCCTTTTAATGAAGTTCCTTTTACTTCAAAGCCAGCCGCCCCAGATGCAACATAGACACTCAGCGCCCGCGTTTTTGTATTAAAGAGATAGAGTCTCTGAGAAGTTGGAATGCGAGTCGGAGAAACAGAGTCTAGGCTCCAGTCTGATGAATGTTGTTGATACTTTAATTTTGAAACCTGTTTGCTAGCATCCTTAACCTTTTTCTTACGAGGCTTGCGAGTAGAATTTTTAATTTTTGCATGGTTACGAACGTCACTAATCATGCTTTCAAGCGACTTTACAATCTTACGAAGTTCTGCCTTTGGTAAGTGCGAATAACCTTCAACAAGTTGTTCATCCTCACGCTGAAGCGCTCCGTTATACTCAGTATGGTTCTTTTCTAACCAATCAAGTATAGTCTTACAGCCTTGTGCAGGAATCTTAGAGTCTCGTAAAGCGGCAGACATATTAAAAGAAGCATTTCCAGAACGTGTGGTTGCCCATTGATCGGTGCAATCCTCAAGTTGCACAACAATCTCCTTGTGCACTCTCTCGCGTATACGATCAAGTGGACTTGGAGTTGCAACTTTAACCTTTGTGTCATCATTATTATCTGACGATGAGTTTGCTCGTAAAAGCGTAATTGCTCGTTTTAACTCATGATGCACAACTGACGCATCATCCCTTGGAACTGGCGGCTCATCATGAAAAGGAAGTGTTGCAAAATATTCTGTTGCTTGTGGGTGTATACTTGGCATTCCGCGCGTCAAGCATCGCACAAGTTTGCCAACAGTGCTTGGTAAAACGTTTGGGTTTGCCTCTTTGATTGCAGAGACATCATCCTTGTTATACCCGTTGATCTTCATCCAATCAAGCACGAGTGGCTTCATCGCTGCAGTATCCAAGTAGTAATTATAAAACCCTAAAGCACGAGCCCGTGTCTTATAAAACTTTTCAATTGGCCAAGTTTCCCAACCATTCCATTCTGGCTCGTCGCCTGTCCACTTTGCGTCTGGCGCAATTACGCGTCCAGCTTTAAATGCATTACTCATTTGTGTCAAAAATTGAAATTATTCTAGAAATTTTAAAGGCTCTCCACCCATTCACTTCAAGGTCATATGCCTTGATGCAGTCACAGTTTTCTCCGCTCGCACACGTCTTTTCTTTGATTGTATGCGGAGGAAGCAGACTAGGTTGAAGCGTACACTTCATACTACGAACTGTGCCATCAGCTTTGGTAAAAGTGACGAGTACGACTCCATTTTGAAGTTGCTCCAGTATTTTTTCTTTATCAAACTTATTGTTTGTCATAAGACTATTATACACCATTTTAGATTAAAAGTAAATAAGAAACTTTAATAAGTTTTGCAGCGATAACTATCAGCTTGCATTTTAAGTTCGCAAATTTTGCAGAGAGCGCTTTCATAAGACGCTCTCAAACTGTCACCCTTTGATTCGCTTTGACAAGTTATAAGCCAAAGCAAGTTTGCTGTTGTAGTGTCAATGTATACATAATGTTAGATATTCCATGCTGCTAATGTATGTTTAAATGGCTCTCCTTCAATTTCTGATACAAGTCGGAGCATCTCTGCTGAGATCTCACGTATCTCTAGCTGTGCATGCTCAGAGTTTCTCAACTTCAAAAAGTTTGCAAAGCTACGCATATTAAATTGAACATCAGCCTGAATTTGACTGTTGTATGTCTTAAAGAATCGAGCACTTTCCTTCGCTCGTTTACGACCAAGAATGGGTGTAAGGTCGGCAAGACAATCATGATAGAGCATATTACCAAGTTTTGTGTATTGCTCTAAGATTTTAACCCAATCAGCACCTTCATCAAGGTTTCGAAAGAATACCTTTGTTGTATTAGCTTGAACACCTTTCCAATCTTCAGGCAGATAATACTTGTCGTCGTTTAGTTCTTTATATCGGGCTGATTCAGCATTAATGCTAGAAATACGATGCTTGAGCAAATGAATATGAGTGGCAATGTCAGTATCAACAAGAAAATGCACGCTGCCTTTCTCAAACGGTGTTTCGTGACCATTAGACCACAACATGTTGATGAGTCCAGGAATGCGCGATTTCTTTTCATCAGTTAATTCTCGTGATGTGCTTGTCCACGCACTACAAGCGATAGTTTCATCACACCCATAATGCCCAATTAGTTCTACTTTATTTATCATAAATTTTACCAAGAAGATTGATAGAAGAGGCGTTCGTTATCCCAATCTGTATAGTCAATCAAACCCGAAATTGTTTGAATACTGCTCTCTACTTTATCCCAATAGTAGTCGTCTACTTCAGTCGATCCCCAAAAAAATCCTTGGGTGGGAGGCAGCTTACTAGGATTCTTAAGATGGTAAACATCCTCAAGAATCTCTAACAGTTCAAAAAGAATATCTTTATCTAGTTCATAAAGATCGCATTTATCAATACCTAGCTGAACAGTTGTAACAAACCACTGATGCAGTGCATTAAACTTACGCCAGTATGCAACCTCTTGGAAGATTGAGTAATAATCAGGACACGTATCTTCATACGGGCGCTGCAATGGTTCAAACTCCGCAACTTCTGGCTGTCCAGGTTGCGGATTGCGATTAAGATCGCTCAGTTCTTTAATAGAGTGAGCAGTCTTCTTAACTTTAAATATATACATGTCAAGTCCCATACGTTTATTATATTAGAGTTCCTTAATCCCAGAGTATCTTCTCAGTAAATTCAAATGTCTTTACTACACGTGTACTCCTTGGATGTCGTTTGTTAATTTCTTTCTCTGCGTCTTCAGCGCTATGATACAGACCACAAGTTTTCAACCAAAAGCACAAAACTTTTGATTCAATCTTGTAGTATTTGTCGTTTGTGAGGGGATTTTTCTCTTCTATGATTCGATAGTGTGAAGTCATATTCTTATTATTATTCCTTAATACCAAAAATCTTCATCACTAGCTTTATAAATGATATAGCATACTGCAAACATCGCGAGTGAGCCTAAAATTATTGTTATCCACATATCACTCATAAGAAAATGTTTTTACTACTCTGTTTGGATTTTTCATCAGTTTCATAACCATATCTTCTGCGGCTTCCGCTGTCGCCCAAATTCCATAATGATACTCTGTGACCCAAAACCAAAGAAACTTTACTTGAATTGCATAGTATATTCTAGCAGTTCGATGATCTATGCGTTCTACAATTCTGTATTGTTTACTCATCTTGTTTATGTTGTTTAGCTAGTTTCTTTGCCGCAAGAGCATAAACCTCAAAGAAAGTTTCGCGGTCTTCTAGTGATAGCTGTAGCACTCGCTCACCTACAGTCTCTAAGAATGTGTCTTCTTCTTTAGAATCATAGACAAGATCAGCAATCACTATATTATTCTCTTTGCCTTCAAAGCAGTTCTTGTGAATGCTACACATATCTTTTATGATGCGATCTCCAATATCATTCCAACCATCATCAATATATTCCTGCAATTTACCATATTTAGGATTGGGAAAGAACTTAACAATAACAACTCTTTTGTCTACATCTTCTGGAGGTTTACCAATATAAGTCGGAGGCTGTGCGCCAATGTTGTCAATTCTAATCTTCATAGTTTTGTTCGGGTACATTATTATCAAAGAGTTCCTTCCAATCTTCTACTGCTTTCTTCTCCTGTGAAAAGCCGTCTTCATCCATAAAGGATGAGAAACTATCCGTAAAGTATGCAAGTGCTCGATAGAGTGCATGTCCTCTTTCAACGAGCTTTTGATTGAGTTCTGCTACGGGTTCGCATGCGTAACATGCGCCTTGAAAGCCATTGTGTAGCCTATAGTTTTCTTCTTTGAGAGAGTCAATCTCTTGTTGTAAATCAGCAAATCTGATGTCAAGTACTTCACGTATGGAATCTAGTCTATTCATGTTATGCTCCTGGTTTTGATCCAACTGCGATCTGAGATTTGAAAGATTCTCCACAAAATTCAAAACTCATTATATCTCCGAATGGTCCTTCTTCGATGTCAGAAAATTCCACCTCGTCGGTTGAAATCCAACCCCATTGTCCAGCGCAAACCCAAGTTTTTTGTTTCATATTCATCAGTGTTCAATTGTGTCGTTAAAGTGTGGGACCTTTTCCCATCCAACCATCTTGCATTTATAGAATGTGCCGTTGATGCCAATTACGTCTCCACGAGAAAGTGAGTGGAGCTTCGCATCAGCGAATGTCTGACGCACAAACATCTGCTCAGCGTCAAGAAAACTTTCTGGGGCATTGGTCGCTTCGAACAGCCATTCAGGAGTATTGTCTTGACTATACTCAGTCATGCAGCGAAATGTGATGTGTCGTTGGCGATCGTCAGCGTCATCGACAAATCGGTTATTGAGGCTACGATAGAGTGAAACTGTGGCTACGGCAGAGGT